GTGGCACCATCGCGCCGCGAAAGCCCATTACCTGGGCGACGGTCAGTGGTTTCATGGTCTGGGTCCTGTGGTGGTTGATTAGTCGCTGGTCACGCTGATGGTCAGCTGTTTGCCGCGCCCCATAAAGTCAGCCAGGGCGGCGACGCGATCCTGTTGTTGGGTGACGCGGTGGCGCTGGCTGGTATCCAGCACATCCAGATTGACGTTGACGCTGACCTCGACCAACTTGCGGGTCTCGCGTTCCAGTGTCTTGGCGTACTGCTTGGAGGCAATGGCGATCTGCTCGGACGGGTGCGCCATCTCGTAACCGTGTCCCCGTTTGATGTCGAGGTAGATTTTGCGCTCGGTCAGTAGCAGCTCCCGCAACTCGTTGACGCTACGCAGCACCCGCCACTCATACTCGTCGCGGGCAGCATCGTATTCGGGGATGCTGGGGTATTTTTCCGGGAAGGGGCGTTCCAACCCCAGCATGCGGCGCAAGTCTGCGTGGCTGATGAAATCGCCGTAGTTGAGCCCGAGCGCATCCCAGGCTGCCAGTTGTTCTTCCTGAGTCATCCGGCCACCTCCACGTTGAAGCGGCCGTAAGTGCCGCCGCAGGCTGGGCGCCAGTCGCCTACACCCACATAACGACCAGCGTTACCGAGCACCGTCAGCAGCTCGCTGCGATCCAGCCGGGTGTCGTCAAATTCGATGTGAAAGACCAGTTGCCAGCCAGCAGGGAAGCGCGGGCGGTGGCGCATCACCCGTGCGGTCCCCACCTTGACGCTTTTGGCCAGCGAGAAGCCCGGCGTGTCTACCAGTTGCTGCGGGTCTTGCGGGCCGTCATAGCGCAGTGTGATCTCATCTTCCAGCACCAGCAGGCTGCGCTTGAATTCGGTACCCAGCTTGTTGAGCTTGGCCGCCTCGGTCAGGCAGGCTTTCAGGTTGCTGCCCGGCAGGTGGATGCCACTGGCCCTGCTGAAGTAGATCGCCCCCAGCAGTTCGGAGCGGGCGATATCCTCGTGGTCGGTGTCTGATTTCTTGCGCTTGGAGGTCAATGCCTTGTGCGCCTTGGTCATCGGATCCAGCGGGTCGCTAAAGCGGTCGCTGTGCATCAGTAACGGGGTGGTGCCCGTCAGTGTCAGTTTCAGTGTTGCCATTGTGTAGTCCTCGTTGATGTGCCCTTCCGGGCCCTTGCCATACCTAGCCACGCCCGGCCTCGCCGCGCCTTGCCGTGCCTTGCCATGCCGCGCCACGCCGCAGGGCCAAACACACTCAGGGAATGCGCTTGGCGCTGGGCGGTTTTTAACGAGGACCGCCACCTCCCTTGCCTTGCCACGCCTTGCCACGCCGAGCCACGCCCTGCCCTGCCAAGCCGCAGCGCCAAACACACTCAGGGAATGCGCTTGGCGCTGGGCGGTTTTTAACGAGGACCGCCACCTCCCACGCCTTGCCGCGCCATGCCAAGCCCCGCCGCGCCAAGCCCGGCCTAGCCATGCCGCAGCCTGCAACCCCCCAGTGACAAGAGGCTCCAGGCTGGCCACTGTTGCCAGTGGCTGCCGTTCACATTCACACACCGCTTTCCGGTTTTAACGGGTTATCGGCGCATCCTTACCGGCATTGGGATTCGTGGTTGTGAGCCGGTTCCAGACTGTTAAAGAGCGTGCCCAGCCAAATTTGGCGTGAGCGAAGCCAAAGCCACCTTGCGGTGCTTGCGAAAGAGGCTTTGGCTACGGCGCTATGAGGGAAGCGCCAGACCCGGGTCAGATGGCTTTGCGGTGAAACTGTATGCGCCAGTGGAGGAGGGCGCTGTGCTTGGTGGTGCCGGCAGTGCGCTTCTGGGCTGCACGGGCGGCAACAATCTGGTGCCGCTCGGTGGCCATCATGGCAACCGCCAAGCGTTGCTTGATGGTTCGGCGGCGGGCGGCGTTGCCGTTCAGGCGGTCGGCGATGGCGGCAACGATCTGGTCGGCGCTTTTCGCGGCTCTGGAAAAAAGGCGTCTGGTCATGATACAGTCTCCGTTGTTAGCGGGTGGTCCTCGTTAACCCCTTCCTTGCTTTGGCTTGGTCGGGTCCTGTTGCTGGGGTTGGTCCCCCGGCACAATGACTGGGTGGTACCCGGTCCTTCGAAGCCCGCATTGTGCGGGCTTTGTCGTTCTTACGCGCTGGTCAGGCGCTTCACTGCTGCCCTGGTTGGGGCTGGGTCCTGTTGCTGGGTGGTACTGAATTAGTTACGTCTGGCTACCGGTCGATGCTGTCGCCCTGGTGGTGCTCAGTACAACGTGTACCTGATGTGGTTTATAGTGTACTCGCAGTTCATTTAATGCAAGTTTTTTTCGCTCTTTCTGTGGGCGCTTTTCTGCGGGCATAAAAAAAGCCGCATTGCGCGGCTTTTGGTGGGGTCGTGGCTACTTGCGATTCAGGCAGTAGCGGCACCATTTGGTTAGCTTATCAGGCCTGTTCTTATTTTCTTCAAAGTTTGTTTTCAGGCGGCGCATACCGCACTTAGGGCAAATCTTATAATGGCGCTCTTCGCCTGGCGAGGTCATGCAGTCGATACACCATTTTGTCAGGCCGTCCGGGGTGTTTGAGTTGGAGCGGAACGAAGGGGTGGGCTTGGTTTTCCGGCACTTAGGGCAGCGTTTGACTGATTGTGGGGTAGTTTTTATCGCCTCGATCACAACACCCTTGGCTGGGGGTTCATCAATCACGCTGTAGGTTGTGCGGGTTACTGTCGTTGGTGGTTGAGGGGCAGGCCGCTCAATGGGTTGTTGCTGGATAGGTTTGTGGGTTGCCACCGGGCTATTGGCCTTTGTGCTGGCGATAGCGGTGAGATGGGTGGCCGTGTCGCGGTTGATTATCGCTTGCTGGGGCTCGGTATTGACGGGGGTGACGTTTTTGCTTTTTTCAAACTGACGCACCCCCTCTCGCATGATCGCCATCTGCTTGGAGTCTATTTCCCGCTGGCGTTCATAGGTGATTGAGCCCGAGTCAGTGAGTATTGTTTTCCGCTCGGTGATTGTTTCGCGTGTGCTGGTTTTTGTTCGGTTGTTGACCAGCCAGTAAACGCCCCCTGCCAAACCCAATAGCGTGAGCACGTCTTCCATCTGCATGGGGTTCCTCCCTATTGCTTATAACGCCTTTCTGGTGCTGCGCCGATGCTCCACCACGACGCCAATCAACTGGATCGTTTGCAGGTCTGATCTCATGGTTGGGAATACATCATTGAGCGGTGCCAGCTCGAACCACTCCTGACCCTTATCATTCACTCCGCGCGGGCGGTATTGTTTGATCGTGGCCTCGCCGTTGCCGTTCTTGGCAACCACAAACTCCCCGGGGCGGGGGCTTGCGTCTGGGTCAATGAGCACAACATCGCCGGGGCGGATCTCTGGCAACATGCTGTCGCCTTTGACGCGCAGGGCAAACGCATTTTTCCCCATTCGTGGATCCGCATAGATGTATTCGGTGCTGCCATCAATATCAGTGGCCCCGCAAGCCTCCGTCCAGGCGCCCGCCTGAACGTAATCGAGCACTGGGATCAGCCGCTGCGGTGTGCGGGTCATTAACTCCAACTCCGATTCACCGTATTGAAGCCAGGAAACCGACACCCCGAGCATGTTGGCCAGGGCGATCATGGTGTCACGCGCAGGGATGGCCTCAGCATTAAAATATTTGCTGACGGCCTTTGGGGTGACCCCGAGGTGTTGGGCTATTTTTGCGCCTCGGCCACGACTTGGCAGGCCAGCAGCGTTAGCTGCTTTTTGGAGTCGCTGGGCGAAGGCTGCCCTTTCATCGTTAGTTTGTACCATGGGTTCAATCGTAACGATATCTTGAGTCCCAATCAGTTCACGTTTATTATGAACTGTGAGTACATCAAGGAGGCATATCATGTCATCGTTCAAGACCATTATCTCCCATTGCGGAGTCATCCATATCGCCAAGGCGGCGAAGATTAGCCCGCGCGCGGTATACAAGTGGCTGGCTCGCGACTGTCTTCCCCGCACTGAATTTACCGGGGAGACGAATTACTCCGAGATCATCAGCGACCTGTCTGGCGGGACTTATTCGCCTGATGAGGTGAGGGCTGCCGGTCGTTATCAACCCAACCAAGCGGCCTAACCAGCCGCCCAACCACCAACAGGACCCCGACCATGAGCAATCTGATTAGCAAGGCCTTTGAAGGGCACAACATTCGCATCATTACCGACCAGCAGGGTGAGCCCTGGTTCGTGGCCAAGGATGTATCGATAGCCTTGGGCTACCGCGATGCGGCGAACATGACCCGCAATCTGAAAGAGCATCAACAGGGTACTCAGAATGTGAGTACCCCCGGCGGAACCCAGAAGATGGCAGTCATCAATGAACCGGGCCTCTATCGTGCCGTGCTCAAGAGCCGCATCGAGTCGGCTGAGCGGTTCCAGGATTGGGTGACTGACGAGGTACTGCCCAGCATCCGCAAGCATGGCGGCTACATTGCCGGTCAGGAGCAGGATGCGCCGGAGCTGATCATGGCCAAGGCGCTGATGGTAGCGCAATCCGTGATCGACCGGAAAAGCCAAGAGCTGGCTGCCGCCCAGCAGACCATTGCGGCCAACGCCCCTGCAGTGGCGTTTGCCGGTCTGGTCGCGGAGGATGACAAGGGCGTTTTGCTCGGGAACTTCGCCAAGGCAATTGGCTTTGGCCCCCGGAAGATTTTCCCGCTGCTGCACGAGCTGCGCATCCTGATGCAGGGTGGCAATCGTCATAACCTGCCGTTCCAGGAGTATCTGGATCGGGGTTATTTCAAGGTGGTC